TGGTGGCATATGCTCAATAAGTTTAAACAGATTTTCTTATCGCTTATAATTCTTGTTCTTATTAGTGGTTATGCCTATTCTGGAACTCGACTAATCAATTATGGCTTCGAAGATTGGACTGGAAACGCAACAACTACCCCAGGATATCTATTTACTGCTCCTACGAGCGATTCGTGGGATAATCATGTCGCATCGACTGAGGTTGTTTCAACTTGCGGCGGGTTAAGTGCGTACAGCGGAACATACTTCTTTCATATTCAGACCTGCACGCAGACAACAGATACTTGCATTGGCGGAACAGCAACAACGGTATCAGCTAATAATAATATCGGGCGAAACCTTGCCTATCCTAATAGCGAGTATGGGGACAATACGGCTTTATCAACTGCGATTGAATCAAATGTAATGGTGTTACGGTTTATGTTTAGGACAACTGGTAATTGGAAAACAAATACCAATACAGGGGGCGGAGGGTTAGGCTATTGCAAATTTATTCGGATGTATGGAACTGGCGGAGGATCAGACCCATCTTCTGCGTTAATCCACATGTCGATGAATAATTCGACAAATACAACTCTGTTTGTTTACGATCCAAGCACAATAACATATCATTCGTTTTTAGCCGGGGTAGATTTGAAGAATGGCAGTTGGCATTCAGTAGGAGTGAAATATACAAGAAATAACGATGTGAATGATCCTAATAATGTCACGGTTGATGTATTTATAGATGATTGGGATTTATCTTCTGCTGTTAAAACTCAGACAATAACCTGTTCCGCCTTTGGTAGTGCGTTTTCCCATGTTGCTGTTATGGCGAATTTCTCTGCAACATATCCTTCAGAGTTATGCGGACTTGATGTTGATGACATCGAAGTATGGGACGGAATGCCTACAGCGGAAGAACCGACAAAATCCATTTCCGGTTGCGGCCTTTCCGGCTGCTCGCTTGGCAGGAACTGAACATTTTGATTGACCAATATAATAAAAGGTTCTGCAATTTTAATAAATAATAAAATTATGCAAAACAATATTGCTAAAATAACAAAGTATTTATTATTTTTTGTTTTATGCTTTTTTTTATCATATAGTTATGTATTGGCTACAGACTATTATATAAAAAATGGCGGCAATGATTCAGCGGCTGGCACAAGCGATGGGACTGCGTGGGCTACTGTAGCCAAGGTGAACGATTTTGCAGAAGCAACTGGGTTTGCCTCAGGCGACACGATCAACTTTAATCGGGGTGATACTTGGACATCGGACGAAACGCTTGGCAACGATGGATCTTCTATCGCATGGGGAACCATCAACGGCCTGACGATCCAGGCATACGGCACGGGCGATAAGCCGTGGCTGAACGGAAATACACAGCGGCCGATCAGCATCACCGCAGGTCCGATCACGAACCTTACCATTAAGGACATTGACGTATCCGGCGGGGACTGGTTGAGCGGCACTACGTTTGACGCAAATATCAGGCTTGCTAATGTTTCCGGGATCGTTATCGACGGGGTGGATTTTAACGGCCATACGGGAGCGACCGACAACGGGCCAGCCGGGGCAATCTATATCACCGACTATGGCACTGGCAATCTGGAGATTGAAAACTGCACGATCCAAAATGTTATCGGTATCGGCGGGACGCTCGGTGAATGGGGAGAAGGAGTTGACGCCTGCGGGATGTTCATCGGTTCGAAAACAAGCGGGACGATTTCTATCCACGATAATATTGTCCACGATGTGGAATCCGATTGCATTCAATTCTACGGGGCCGAAACCACCACCAATATTTACAACAACACAATGTATAACTTCGGCGAAAACGCCCTTGACTTCAAGGGTAGTTACAATACAACGATTTATAATAACGAATTCTATCGTGGCACTTACGGCTTGGGCGGTTCAGGAGGCGGAACCGGTAATGTTGTTTTTCATAATGTGTATGATTTCACCTGCCGGAATGCAGTCATCCGGGACAACTATTTTCACACAACAGATTACATCGGATTGCGGTTGATCAATGGCACCGATTTTGATGTTTACCGGAATTACTTCAAGGACTGCACAAACGCAATTCAGATGCATACGAACATTAGGGTCAATGTTTACAACAATGTCTTTGATCTTGCCGAGGGGACGTATTCCGCAGCCGCCCTCGACGCTGCTATCTATTACACATCTGCGTATAAAAGCGATTGCGGCATTTTCAACAACACTTTTTACATGGGCACGAGCCATAGATATGGGCTTTACATCTCTAGCGCTAACGTATCGATACGCAATAATATCCTTTACTGCACCAGGAACAATTCAGATTGTTTCCCTTTACGGATAGCAGCCGATGTATCGCCTACGGTCGCAAATAACGCCTATTACAACCCGAACCATACAAACAGAGTGCGGTGGTACACAACTAATTATTCCTCATCTCAGGAAGCAACCTACAAATCCGCACATGATGCAGGTGCCGTATTTGCTGCGCCGGGCATATCTCCTACCGCTGATATTTTCTGGCCCGCTGTTGGAACAGAAGCAATCGTAGGGGCAGGAACAGATACAGGAACCAGTGATGCAGATCCGGGATTGCGATACGACTCTACATGGACACCGAGTTTTAGTATCCGAACACAGGCAAGACCAACACCTAAAAGTATTGGTGCTTTTGAGTGGTATGTGGCATCACCAGTTGCTATATCCGGCTGTGCTTTTTCTGGAGCTATAGTAGGTGGAAATTAAAAATAGACAAAAATTATTAGGAATAGGGTGGAAACAGAATGGAAACGGTTCATCATTGTATGGATCATACAGGGTGTCTACGAGACATAGAGAATTTACAACTAATAACTACTGGATATAGACAAGAGATAAATACTATGAAAGAGAGATTTGATGATAAAGTAGATAAGATCATGACTAGATTGAATATAGCCCTGACTGGACTTACTATAAGTGCTATATTACTTGCTCTTAATTTAGTGGTAAGGTAGGTAAAAATGAGTATCTATAGGCAACAAGTAGAATTTGCGAGAGCGGTTCCCCGGCTTATCGACAAAGCCTTTTCGCTTGGCTTTGAAGTGACGCTTGGCGATGCTTATCGAGATTCACGTTGCCCATATGGGAGCAAGACAAGCAAGCATAGGTGCAGGCTTGCTATTGACCTGAATCTTTTTAAAGACGGAAAGTACTTGAGAGAAACCGAAGATCACGCACCGCTTGGCGAATGGTGGGAATCGATAGGCGGGATATGGGGCGGTCATTGGGACGATGGGAATCACTATGAATGGTTAGATAAGGGAAGGGAATAAATGAAAGCACTTAAAGACTTTGTTGAAAGAATGAAAGAGCCGTCTACTTGGCGTGGCTTGATTGCACTTGCAACATTAGCCGGATATAGTATCTCTCCTGAACAGGGAGAACTTATTATTAGCACCGGAGTTGGCTTGTATAGCATCATCAATATTTTTCGGAAAGAAAAGAAATGATGGTTGCTTCATCTATAATCAAATATAAGAGTGGATACAAATATCAGTTGGTAGAGAACTTTCGATTTGACGTTTCCATTCGTATTAAGGAAGATATACACACAGATTATATTTCTCTCTTAAAGGATGGCTCGCTCTATATTAGAAAAGGCTATGCTTGGGACGGGCCATCAGGGCCTACGATTGATACTAAAAGTTCTCTGCGAGGATCACTGGTGCATGACGCACTTTATCAACTAATGCGTATGGGTCTTCTTGAACAAGAAGTGCGTTTAATTGCAGATAAGATTGCCTATGAAATCTGGATAACTGATGGTATGCTGGAGATTCGGGCTAAGAAGTGGCAAGCTGCATTAGGTAGATGGGCCGCATTTGCAGCTAATCCTAAAAATCAAAAGCCTATCCTGATTGCGCCATAGGGCCTGATTAAAAATTAAACAAATAGAGAATATATGCCAACTCCTGAAAGACTAATCATCGAGAATCTTTTTATGATAGCTAATAAGAAAGGCCAAGATGTGCCTTTTCAGCTAAATTCTACACAAGCAAAACTCGATGAGACTTTAACTGGTAGAGATATAGTCACCAAAGCTAGGCAGGAAGGTGTCTCGGCATATGTCTTAGCACTCTTTACTGTCCGCTGCCTACATAAACGAAACACCAAGGCGGTAGTAATCTCACATGATAATGAGTCAACTGAGAGGCTTTTTAAAAGAGTCAGATATTATTTAGACAACCTACGAGGCCCCAAGGCTGTACTGGAGACGTCAAATAAGAGAGAGTTTTCTTTTCCTAAGACTAACTCTGTCTTCTATATAGGCACCGCCGGTGCAAGAAAATTCGGACGAGGAGATACTATCTCTGATTTACACTGTTCTGAGGTGGCGTTTTGGGATAATCCTAAAGAGTTAACAGCAGGTCTTTTTCAAGCTGTACCAGAGAGTGGTACAATTATACTTGAGAGTACCGGCAACGGCAGGAATTGGTTCTATAAGAGAGTGCAGAAGGCCAGGTCGGGTAAAGGTCGATACTTTGTACATTTCTTTGACTGGCTGAATTTTCCAGAGTATCAAAGATCATTCAGATCTGAAGAAGAAAAGCAGGAGTTTTTAGATTCCTTGGATGACGAACTAGAGGAGATTAAGCTCTACCAAGCAGGACTTACTTTAGAGCAGCTGTCATTCAGAAGAGAAAAGCTCGAAGAACTTGATTATGATCTTGAATTGTTTAAGCAAGAATATCCTATGACAATCGAAGAATGCTTTAGATCGTCAGGACAGAGCATTTTTCATAAGACCTTGTATTTCTTCACACAAGACTGGAAAAAAGTCTCGCCGGATTTGCATATACTCTCTGGACATCCAAAGAAGAATTATATATACACCATAGGTGCTGATGTTGGTGGAGGAGTAGAGCAAGATAACTCTGTAATTCAGATCGCTGATTTGGGAAATTGTGAACAGGTGGCAGAGTGGGTCAGTAATAAAGTCCCACCTGATGTGTTTGCTAAAGTCCTATCGTCAATAGGTCGGCAGTTTAATAACGCATTTATAACTGTGGAGGCAAATAATCACGGAATTGTGACCTTAAACGAATTACGAAAGATCTATCCTGGCTATTTAATTTACAAACGAACAGTAACAAATCAAAGTAACGCAGATACACATATTCTTAATTTAGGACTTTTAGAGACGAGTAGGACTCGACCTTTGGCGATAGGACTTCTTAGAAAGATGTTAGCGACAGAGTTTGTAATTCATTCTCCGGCACTGCAAGAAGAACTAGATACATTTATTGAAGATTCTGAAACACATAAGCTAGCTGCTCAAGCAGGTTGCTATGACGATCGTGTAATGGCTATGGTTGCTCTGGCATATAGCTTTACGCAAGCTGCAATGAAGTTGGGGTATAGAATACCTGTACAGACTCCAGAAGAAGATCCATTTACTTTAGATGCTATTATTAACGAACTGACGAATAGGAGACTAGGGAATTTCCCTATCGCTCCTCAGGTGGGAGGCATAGACGATGCACATTACTTGCTTAACTAAGTATGGTGAAGGAATAGGTATTGCACATAGACTAGCTGAACATGATGCTGTGGATGTGTTTGTTCAGCAGGGAAAATATTTTCCTGGGGAGTTGGCCACTCCTATTGAATCTTGGCGACCGAATCTGAATAAGACCTCTTTTATATTGTGCTTATCTAACAGATTCGCCCAGTATGAGAAGATATTCAAAGAGCATCATAAGATCTATCTTGGAACCTCTGTCCTGGGTAGTATGTTGGCAAAAAGAAAGTTTACTGACTTTGTAGATAGGTACGCTATCCCTAGTGAGTTGCCATCTCCTGGAATTACCTGTCGAGTAGTCTGTGGATTCTTCAACGGAGTTGATTGGATATCGCCTTTTGTGCTGTGTGAAAACTTTTCGTATCTCTTTGCTGGAGATGTTGGCCCAACAGTTATAAGTATGGGCACTATCGCAAAGGCAATAAAGAAGCAGCCAAACTATGCAGAAGAATTTGCAAAAGGTCTGAGGCAGTTAAATCTACGGGACTTGGTTACAATTATATATAATGAGGATTTTAGTAAGGTTATCGGAATAGCTACTGGACTGCAAAGTGTGTTAGAAGTCTTTGGAGAAGGAATCAAAGAAGATCTTGGATACTTTCTCTATAAAGTAGCTACAGGTACAACAGATAAAGCTGAGTTTACAGAAGACTGGTTGATTTCTGTAAACATAACCATACCACCTTTTCCTTATGCAGCCAATATCGAAGTACCTATTGGCAAAGGTATAGATGGCATAAACCCAGAGAATTTAAGACATCTGTACTTGAAAGATATCCAGAAGATAGACAACAAGTATAGTGTAGCTGGCACATTAACACAGGAAGTTTTTTCTGCTACTGCACGAGGCAGGACATTGAAGGAAGCTAGAAAGCGAGTTTACCGAACTATTAAGAATATCTCACTGACTAATATGCAATATCGAAATGATATTGGACTCTCTTGTTCTTTTGAGGATATAGTAGATGAGCTTTAATACTAGACAAATCAGCCATAGTTTTTGGATAGACCAAATTAATGCTGGCATAGACTATAGAAGAAAATATGCTAAGGAAGATAAGTGGAACGATTATCGATCTTATTATAGAGGTAATTGGCTTCCAGGTGTATTACCACTAAACTTCTTCTTTATGCTCATGCGGGCTATTGTACCAAGGGTTTATTTTAAGAATCCCTCGGTTTCTATTGTTCCAGCTATGCCCGGACTTGAATGTGCAGTCTTTGCACAGCTTCTGGAGAGGATCGACAACAAGTTATTTACTCAAATGAAGCTGAAAAAGCAAATCAAGAAGATGGTACAAGACAGTTTTATGTTCGGCACTGCGGTAGGAAAACTCGGTCTTGGAGGTGTCTACACACCTAGTCCTACATACTCTGGTGCGGTGGTACCGTCACTTGAAAAGAAAGGTCGAATAGAGTATAAGGCAGGTACCGCAGATAATATGCCATGGTTCGAAAGAATGCAAACCGGTGACTTCATAGTGCCTTCTGGTTGTGAGGACATCGATGACGCGATGTGGGTAGCGCATAGGGTCGAACGCTATATTGATGATGTTAAAAGTGATCCACGCCTTAAGTTTACTAAAGACTTAGTAGCTACCAGACTTACTTCATACCAACGAGGAGGTAGAGTCGTCAATCTGCAGAAGCCCATAGATACGATAGAATTGTTTGAGGTTAGGGATAGAAAATTTGGTCGAGTATTTGTACTTTCCCCTGATCATCAAAAGATTCTGTATGAGGGGCCAGACTTGTTGCAGACACGCGAAGGCTTCAATTTTTTTCCGCTTATTTTTAACAATGACGATGAGGTTTTCTGGGGAGTGCCTGACGCTGCAATCCTGGAGCCTCAGCAACTTGAAGCAAATGAAGTACGAACTCAGACTATGAAGCACCGGAGGCTTACTCTACTTAAGATTTTGTATGAGACAGGTGCGATAGAAGAACCAGAATTAAAGAAGATGCTCTCTGAATCAGTCGGTGCTGGGGTGCAGGTAAACGATATTACTAAGGTCAAACCCATGCAGGTAGCTGGAATTCCTGCGGATTTGCTTGCCAGTGCTGAGCAGGTGCGAGCCGATATTAGGGAAACCCTAGGCTTCTCTCGTAACCAGATGGGTGAACTCTCCCAGAAGTCTGGAGACACTACTGCAACTGAAGCTTCTATTGTACAGATGGCATCTGAAATCAGGGTTGATGAACGTCGAGATATGGTAGCTGACTTGCTCTGTAGTATCGCAAATGCTATGAATGAAGTGCTCTTCAAGACTTGGACAGGAGAACAGATTGTTGATATCGCCGGTCCAGGAGGAGTGCGTGTCTGGGTTGCGTTTTCTGCTGAAATGCTTCGAGGTGGAGCTTATGAAGTAAGCATAGACGCAGATACTTCACTACCATTATCTCGTACTGCAAGAGAGCAGAAAGCAGTACAGGTCTATGGGTTACTCAAAGAGAATCCTTTAGTCGATCCTATGTTGTTAACCAAATATCTACTTCGTGAAATGCACGGTTGTCAATATGACGATCTTATGCGTGGTTTACCTACTGGAGTTGGCCTTGCTTCTCCAATGAATGTTGGTCAGTTTGGGCAGCTTTTACAAAACGGGCAGAGGCTTGGCTTACCTATGCCGGCACAGAATCAGGATATGATTAAAAAATAAACACACAGGAGGGTGTATGCCAATCTGGGATTTTGAATGTAAAAAGTGCGGGAATATCTTCGAGGAGGTTTCCAAGATTTCTGATAGCGATAATATCAGATGTCCAAAATGTCAAGGGGAGACTAAGAAAGTCTGGTTACAGTTAAACAAGCTTGCGTATAAAAAATTTCCTGAGGGTTTCTGGAACGATCTTGGACCAAAACCAGTGTATATAAGTTCCAGGCGTCAACTTAGAGAAGAGGTAAAGAAGCGTGGAACTGATGAGTTTACAGAGTGTTATTCTAAATACGACGATGGATACGGAGGATTCTAATGACGGAACAAAAACAGAAAGAGAAAGAAAAAGAGTCTAAGATTACTGTTCTGGATGCATCTAAAGAGCATCCTTGGGTATTAGTAGTATTTAAACCTAATTCTACTGAAGTGCAAATAAACAAGTGGGAAAAGATCAATATGCCGTATATACATAGATCTAAGCTTGCAATTCTTAGAAAAAGGGATGAACTACGTAGACAAGAACTTAAAGCGCATCATTTACGAATGATGAAGAAAACGAAGGAGGAGAACTAATGGGAGACGATAAGAAAGATCAAGACACTGACGACAAAAACAAGAATGCTGCGCCGGCTATTCCTAAAGAAGTTGTAGATGTATTGTTGGGACTAGGCCGTGGTGTTATGGAACTATCAAAGAAAGTAGACGCACTTTCTACACAAAAAAAGTCGGACGATAAATCAGACGATAAGGCAGACAGAAAAGATACCCAGTCTGTGAATCTGGAAATTTTATCAAGACAGGACTTCCTTGATCTTATTTTAGATAAGATAGGGACAAATCTAGACGAAAAGATTAAGGCTGTTGATAGTAAGATTACCGACTTGGGCAAATCCTTCAGTAATAAAAACATCACTGATGAGGTTGCTGCACTAGCTGGTAAACACCCAGACTTTTATGATTGGGGAGAGGAGATTAAAGAAATAGCCCAGGAGCATAAAGGCATTTCTATTAGGCGTGCCTATACCTTGGCGAAAGCTGAGAATCCTGAGAAGGCTAAAGAGTTGGAAGAGAAGTACAAGAGCGACGAACAAAAGACAAAGGAGAAGGAAGAGGCGGAGAATAAAAACAAATCTGGACAAGACTCTCTTCAGGCATTTTCGCTTTTTCCTTCAAGAGTTGGAAAAACTGAACAGAAAAAAGATATGTCAAAGGATGAGGCCGCAGAATTAGCGTGGCAAGAAGTCTTTGGCGGTCAACAATAGGAGTATTTTTAAATGACACTTACTTTAACGGAAAGTTTAGACAATCTATACACTACTACATGGGAGCATAGGAAGGGGCAGGCCCACGACAATATTTTTACTGCAACTCCTTTTTGGTACTGGATGAAGGAGAAAGGAAAATTCAGGACTGAAGAGGGTGGGCGGTTTATTATGGAACCCCTGGAATATGCGAAAAACGATAACATTACATGGATCACGAAAGGCGACACAGTAACTCTTAATTCTTACGAGTTTCTGACTGAAAGCAAGTGGGATTGGAGATATATAGTTGCGCCACTCGTACGCTTTGGTATCGATGATCAGCAGAACAGAGGTAAGTCTGCGATTATGAAACTTATGACGAGGACTCTGGATAACACAGAGAACTCGATCATCGATACACTGGATACAGCACTCTGCGGAGCACAGTCTGGCAACTCGATAGAAGGCTTGCAGAATCTTGTTCCCGACTCTGCGTCAGGTTCGGAAGACGCTGGTGGAATTGATCCGGCTACCTATTCATGGTTCAGAAATAATTCTACCACTATGACTGGTCTGTCATTTTCTGTCTATGGCCGATCATACATGACGACTATGTACAACAGCTGTATGAACAATCGTCTGCAGGATGTTGTAGACATTATCCTGACCTCGCAAACTGTCTATGAGTATTATCTTGCCGAGACGATTGAGCAAAAGCAGATTGTGAATAAGAAACTGGCAGATGCTAACTTTCAGAATGTCGAGTTCATGGGAGTGCCGATGATATGGAGTCCTAATATCTCTCAAAGAATGTATTTC